GCAGAACTAGCATCGCCTTTGTATAAATATACGTCTACAGGTAAAATCAAGATTGAGAGCAAAGACGAAATGCGTAAGCGTGGAATTAAGTCTCCAGACAAGGCGGATGCGCTCGCGCTGACGATGGCATCCTCTGCTGCAAGTTTTGGTGGAAGCACTAGCTTTTTAGGTTATAATTTCAGACAACCGCTCAAATCTAAAATAATTAGAATAGGATAAAGTATGGCAAAAAAATACAACGAAGAAGAAATGAAAGCAGTCGTCCAAGAAGAAACAGATATGATTGATCTTGTAGGCGTGATTAAGTCCGAGATGGATGATGCTAAAGATTTCATACACCAAGTAGGCGCAGAAAGAGCTGAATCAACAGAATATTACCTTGGTACAGAGCCAGAAGGTACTAGCTCTATGCAGTCAGAGTTTGTTTCTACAGATGTACGAGAAAGTGTTTTGTTTATGTTGCCTTCTATCATGCGTACTTTCTTTGGTACTAAGAAGATTGTAGAGTTTGTACCTAAAGGACCAGAAGATATAGAGGTTGCACAACAACAAACAGATTATATTAACTATGTCATACAACAAAAGAATCCTGGTTTCCAAGTTTTGTATGACGTTTTTAAAGATGCGTTGGTCAGAAAGACTGGTTTTGTAAAAGTATTTTGGGATGACAGCGTAACTGCAACAACACACGAATTTACCAACATAGACCCACAATCTTACCAAGCATTAATCATGGATAAGAACGTAGAGGTGATAGAAGAATCAGTCACCCAAGAAACAATCATAACTATAGACCCTATGACTGGCGAAGAAGTCACCCAAGAAATACCAGCAAGTTATGACCTAACGATTAGAAGATTAAAACCAAAAGACCAAGTATGTATTGAATCAGTACCGCCAGAAGAAGTGCTTATATCAAGGCACGCGCGCGATATAGAAACTGCTTCTTACGTTGCACACCGCATGATTAAATCAGTCTCCGACCTAGTAGCTATGGGCTACGACCAAGAAGAAATGGAACAATATGCAGGTTATGGCGGCAGCGCACTTGACCCAGAAAGCTACGAAGAACAAGAAGCAAGAAACCCATTTGACAACATGGTATACCCAGATAGAAACGATGCTGGTGGTAAAGATGTTTTATACGTTGAGCATTACTTATACTATGACTATGACGATGATGGTATTGATGAGCGCATTAAAGTTTGTACAGCAGGTAATGGCTTAGAGGTACTCAATGTAGAACCATTAGACGAACTACCTATATGTATGTTCTGTCCTGACCCAGAACCACACACAGAAATAGGATCTTGTCCAGCTGATTACTTAAAACCAATCCAAGCGGCTAAATCACAAATTATGCGTGATACCTTAGATTCTCTTGGTCATTCAATCTTCCCAAGAATGGGAGTTGTTGAGGGTCAAGTAAATATAGACGATGTACTTAATACAGATATCGGTCAGCCAATTAGAATGAGAGCGCCAGGAATGGTACAACCATTTGCTGTACCTTTTGTTGGTAAAGAAGCTTTCCCAGTCCTAGGATATTTAGACGAAGCCAAAGAAAATAGAACTGGTGTATCTAAAGCAAGTGCAGGATTAAATGCAGAAGCTTTACAATCTACAACCTCCGCAGCTGTAACAGCTACTATGAGTGGTGCGCAAGGTAGAATAGAACTTATATGCAGACATTTTGCTGAAGGTGGCCTAAAAACCATGTTTAAAACAGTTAATAACTTGGTAATCAAGCACCAAGAAGCACAAGATGTCTTTAGATTAAACGGTAAATTTATACCTGTAGACCCAAGATATTGGGACTCAGACAAGGATATGGTAGTCAATGTAGCTATATCTAAGTCATCAGACGAAGAAAAGTTTGGAGTTCTTACACAAGTCGCAGGAAAACAAGAACAAATATTGCAATTACTAGGGCCACAGAATCCTCTAGTGTCAATGCAACAATATGCTAACACCCTAACAAGAATGATCGAGCTAGCAGGCTTCCAAGATGCACAATCCTTTGTGAATACAGAAGTTCCGCCTATGCCTCCGCAACCGCAACAGCCTCCACAACCAGACCCAGCTGCTTTATTAGCACAGGCTGAAGCTCAGAAGGCACAGGTAAGCGCACAGAAAGCTATGATTGATGCTGAAACAGATAGAATGAAAATCATCATGGATGATGACAGACAAAGAGATATTGAAGAAGCACAACTCAGAGTTAAAGCTTTAGAGCTACAAGCTAAGTATGGCGCACAAATAAACATTGCAGAAATTAATGCAATTATGGAACGAGATAGAGAAGGAATAAGACAAAATGCAAAAGCTCAAGCTCAAGGATTATTTACAAATAATGTCCCACAACAAAATATTTGATATTGAAGTTATGGTAGATGACATGGTTTATGTAGGCAAAGAAATAAGAGCAAAAAATAAAAACCACGCATTACAAATTATGTCGGTTATGTCAGGCGGTGAAGTAAATAAAGATTCTGAGATACTTTATTATGAAGAGAGGACAATACACTAATGAAATATATAACTAAAGCATGGGTATGGTTAAAAGCAACCATACATAAATTCTTAAACTGGTTTGATAGTCTTATGACACCAGCACCAGTTGTTAAAAAAAGAGGTAGACCAAGGAAGAAGAAATAATGAGTATTACATATAGAGGCGAAAGGTTTAGCGGTTATAACAAACCAAAACGAACACCAGGTAAATCTAAAAAGTTTGCTGTTTTAGCTAAAAAAGATGACCAAGTAAAACTTGTTAGATTTGGTGATCCTAAAATGACAATTAAAAAAAACCAACCAGCAAGAAGAAAGTCTTTTCGTGCTAGGCATAAATGCGATACTAACCCACCTGATAAATTATCAGCAAGATATTGGAGTTGTAAAAAATGGTAGCAAAAAAGAAAGGACCAGTTCCTACAAACCCAGCCCTATACGCAAGCGTGAAAGCTGCGGCTAAAAGAAAGTTTGATGTATACCCAAGCGCGTATGCTAACGCATGGCTTGTAAGAGAATACAAAAAGAAAGGCGGCAAATATAAAAATGCCTAGAGATACTGAAGGTTTAGCTAAATGGTTTAAAGAGAACTGGGTTGACATAGGTTCTAAAAAGAAAGATGGAAGCTATGAAAAATGCGGTAGAAAATCTGCTAAAGGATCTAAAAGAAAATATCCTAAATGCGTGCCAGCTTCAAAAGCTAAAAGAATGACTGCTTCACAAAAGAAAAGTGCAGTTACAAGAAAACGAGCAAAGCCACAAGGCGTAGGTGGTAAGCCCACCAATGTTAAAACTATAATTAAAAAGAAGTGAGATTATTAAAAGATTTATTAACCAAATATTTAGAATGGTCTTTGCAAAAAAAGGCTGATAAAATGTTTTTAAAAATACAACAAGGAGAATAGTTATGCCAGGATATGGATATGGTAAACCAGTAATGAAAACCACTAAAAAGAAAAAAACAAAACCCAAGAAAAAAGGAAAGTAATATGCCTTTCAGTAAGTATTCACCAAAGCAAAAAAAATTAGCTAAAGTCGCAAAGCCAAGAAATAAAATTACTGCTGCTGACTTTAAAAAACTAAAAAAGAAAAAGAAAAAGTAATGAAAATAAAAGCACCTAAAGGCTATCACTTTATGAAAGATGGTAAGACTTATAAGCTTATGAAACATACTGGTAAGTTTGTAAAACATAAAGGTGCCTCACTTACAGCAGAACTTCCTGTAATTAAAAAACATAAATGAAACCACAATCTGCCAAAGCTAAAGGCAGAGCTTTACAACAATGGGTTGTAGATAAGCTCGTTGAGTTACTTGGTTTCGATCCTGAAGATTTAGAATCAAGACCCATGGGTTCTAATGGTGAAGATATTATTATGGGTGTTCAATCAAGAAAACAATTCCCTTACTCAGTAGAGTGCAAAAACCAAGAATCAGTTAATGTATGGAAAGCATACGAACAATCGCAAGAAAACTGTAAAGCTTACGAACCTTTGGTTATAATAAAGAGAAATAGAACAAAGCCTCTCGCGCTAGTCGATGCTGAATACTTTATAAGGTTACACAATGATAGACAAACTAATACAACCAGTCACGAAGATTCTTGATAAGTTCATACCAGACGCAGATACAAAACAACAGATTGCGCATGAACTTGCAACTATGTCTCAAAAGCATATCCATGAGATTGCAAAAGCACAAATAGAAGTCAACAAAGAAGAAGCTAAAGGTAGTTGGTTTCAATCATCTTGGAGACCAGCAACAGCTTGGGTATGTGTAGCAGGATTTGCAGTCAACTTTTTAATTAGTCCTTTATTGGCACCTTTTGGTATTGATGTGCCACAAGCAGATACATCTACTATGCTACCTGTGTTGATGGGTATGCTTGGTCTTGGTGGTATGAGATCTTTTGAACGAATAAAAGGTGTAGGTAAATAATGAGTCGAATAGCTAAAGTTGATGATAAATCAAGTTTAAATATATCACTAAGTTATCTTTTACAAATCATTGGTGTTGCAGCTGTAGCTGTTTGGGGTTATGCACATACAACTGAAAGAATAGATTTTAATCTAAGAGAGACACAAAACCTTAGAGCTAATCAAAATAAATATTTATTTCCTGATATAAGAAGATTAGAAGAACAGGTGGTAAAATTAGAAAAAGAAGTTATTATTTTAAAAACAGAACTAGAAGCATATAAGAAACAAAATGCAAACAAAAAATAAAAATTGGCAAAATTTTAGTTTAGAAGAGTTCGCTTGCAAACATTGTGGTGAAAATAAGATTGAACACGAACTAATAGATAAGCTACAATTACTAAGAAGCGATGTAGGCTTTCCATTTAAAATAACAAGTGGATATAGATGTGCAGATCATCCGATAGAAAAAGTCAAATCTGAACCAGGCACGCACGCATTAGGATTGGCTGCTGACATATTACTCAGAGGCGAGCAAGCACTAGAAGTAATATCAAAAGCAACCGATTATGGATTTACAGGCATAGGAATTAACCAAAAAGGCAATGCAAGATTTATACATTTGGACATATCAAAAGACGCACAAGGTAGACCACGCCCTCATGTGTGGAGCTACTAAATGGAAATAACCTCTATCTTATTGTGGAATATTATAATGACCTTGGTTTTTGGTCCTATCATTTATGGTATTCGTTCTAACGCGACAGAAATCAAAAGAGTTGATATACTACTCAATAAGACCAGAGAAGAGGTTGCTATGCGATTTGTTACCAAAGAAGAATTGATAATGAATATGGATAGGGTTATAGAGCGTATAGATAAGCTAGACGCAAAAATAGATAAATTAATAACACAATAATATGGCATATAGATATAGAAGAAGAGACCCAGAAACAGGCGCAATGGAATTATATGAAGATGCTGGTAGATCTATACCAGTTAATTTTGGTGGCATGAATTTAACAGGCACTCCTAATCTTGACTATTTACAAAACCTAGCCAATTTAGCGCAACAACAAGAACCACAACTAGGTCCAAATGAATTTGGTAGTTATTCAATACCAGTGTCTGACCCAACATATCGTTCTGGTTTTGACTATGCACGTTCTATAGCTGGCGGTATGCCAATGTCTCAAGTTATTGCACCAGGCGTAAGCTACTCTCCAGAACAACCAATGGGTTATACACAAGAACAATTAAATATACCTAGAGATGTAGAAAGACTTACACCTCCATCAATTTTACCTCCAACAAGAGAGCCTGATGATCCAAGATACTTTGGCACAGGTATTGGTGGTGTAACAATATTTGATGATGTTTTTGATAAAAAAAGGATACCACCTAGAGATATCATTACAGGTAAAATTATAGGTGACCCACTTTTACCTCCAAAGCGAGTGCAGGATTTGAATGACATAGCTAACAATCAACAATTTATGCGTTTTGATCCTATAACAAGAAAAATGGTGCCTGTTGAAGGTCCTGATATGACAGGTAAAATTATAGGTGGACCTCCTATAGATAATTTACAAGGTAGAGGTTTTTCTGTTGATAGAGAAAATTTGGACAGACCTAGAATATCTGGTTTAGAGAACAGAGATTTAATGGATGTTGATTCTTTAATCACAGGAGTTCCAACAGGTAGAGATTTTTCTGTTGATAGAGAACCAATCCCACCACAAGACTTTGGATACGGACCAGGTATAATGCCTCCTTTACCCCCAATGGATATTGATAAATTAATACCACCAGTGGACTTACCTCCAATAAATATAACTGACTTACCTCCAATAAATATAATGGATTTACCTCCAGTAGATTTACCACCAATAAATATACCTCCAAGGATTCCACTAGACTTACCTATTGTAAGACCTCCAACAATAATGGATAAACCAAGAGCAATAGATAGGCAAACCATAATGGATGAATTAACAGGCGGTAGATTTTCTATAAATCAAAAACGACCAATGGGATTATTTTAATGTCGGTATCACACGAAGAAGCAGTTAAAGCTGCACAAGCAGAACAAATATTAACATCAGAAGTTTTAAAAGAAGCAGTAGAAAATCTTAAAAAAGAATATATAACACATTGGTTAAACTCAAGAGAGATAGATGATGTTAATGCTAGAGAAGATATCCACAGGTCATTATTGCTATTACCAGAGGTTGAAAGACATCTGCGTATCATTGCTGAAAAAGGTAAACTTACAAAAGCTAATATAAACAAAATTAGAAATATTGGTTAAACCTTCCCTTTTTACACATTATTAAGCTAAAATACTCTTAAATACATAAGGAGTATTTATTATGGCAATAACGGATAAACCGACTGCTTTACAAACTGATAAGGAAGTTACTACTTCGATGTTTGAAAGTTTCTTAACCCCTGAAGAGGATAAGGTTGAAGATGCAGTCACAGAAACAGAAGAAGTAACACAAGAAGAAGTTATCGAAGATGATTCTGAATTTGTTGATGAAGAAATTGATCAAGAGATTGCAGATGAATTAGAAGATGACTATGAAGAAGAACTGGATGAAGAACAAACAGATGTTGAAGAGGAAGCTCCGCAACTTCAAACATTTACTGTAAAAGTAGATGGCCAAGAGGTAGAAGTCACGCAAGAGGAACTCGTCAATGGATATTCTCGTCAGCAAGATTATACGCGCAAAACACAAGAACTCTCTCAACAGCGTAAGACTATTGAGCAGCAGCAAGCAGAGTTGACGCAAAGAGATGCGATTTATTCGCAGTTGTTACCGAAGATGGAAGCCCAATTAAAGGGCGAACTGGCTAACGAACCAGACTGGAACACTTTGTACGAAGATGATCCTGTTGGGTATGTTCGCGAAAAACAGCTTTGGGATGAAAAGAAAGATAAGCTTACCGCTGTAAGTGCTGAACAACAAAGGCTTCAACAAGAAGCTTTAGCTAAACAGCAAATACAACTTCAACAGTTTGTTGAATATGGTAATCAAAAACTTCTTGAAATAATCCCAGAATGGCAAAACCAAGAGGTTGCCGCCAAAGAAAAAGCTGCTATAAGCGAATATGCTGTAAATTTTTTGGAGTACACTCCAGAGGAAATACAACAGGTTTATGATTATCGTGCTTTGCTTGGTTTAAGAAATGCTTGGTTAAACTCTAAAACAGTTGAAGCCACAAAGAAAAAACCAACACAAAAAGCACCAGCAAGAGTGGCCAGACCTGGAACTACTAACCGACCTAAATCGGCAGCACCAGCGAAGAAAGCAAAACAAACATTAGCAAAAACTGGAAGAGTCCAGGATGCTGCTAAAGTTTTTGAACAATTTTTAAAATAATTTAATTTATACAGGAGTATAAAAATGGCTAAGGTAACTAATGCTTTTGACACATATTCGGCAACAGCTGACAGAGAAGATCTAAGTAATATCATTTACAACATCTCTCCAATGCAAACACCATTTATGTCATCAATTGGTAAAAAAAATATTAATAACGTAGTGTTTGATTGGCAAACAGAATCATTGCCTACACCTAGCGCTGCTGGTCAGTTAGAAGGTTTTGAACTATCAAGATCTGCTGCTACAGCAACAGTTAGAGCAAGTAATGTTGCAATGATTTCATCAAGAGATGCAACTGTAACTGGTTCTCAAGACGCTTCAGACCCAGCTGGTAAGAGATCAGAAATGGCTCACCAACTAGCTATTATGTCTAAAGCTTTAAAAAGAGATATGGAAGAAGCTCTTTGTCAAAAAGGCGCTAAAACAACTGGTAATGCTACAACAGCTAGGGTAACTGGCGGTTTTGAATCTTGGATGAAGTCTAATGTAAGCAACGCAGCAGGTTCTACACCTACTGGTGGTGGTGCAGCTCCAACAGACGGAACTCAAAGAGCTTTAACTGAAACTTTGCTTAAAGCAGTATTACAAGATTGTTTCACAAATGGCGGAGAGCCTTCAATGGCAATCTGTGGTCCTGTAAACAAGCAAAAAATATCTGGTTTCACAGGTAGAACTCAAGCTAGACAGTTTGTTGATGCAAACACAGTTGAAGCTTCAGTATCTGTATACTCTTCTGACTTTGGTGAACTAAAAATCGTTCCATCAAACAGATCAAGAGAAAGATCATTACTATTAGTAGATCCAGAGTTTGCTAAAGTATCTTACTTAAGAGACTTTAAAACTGTTGATATTGCTACAATAGGCGATGCTGAAACAAAAATGATTGTATGTGAGTATGGGTTAGAAGTATCTAACGAAGCTGCACACGGAATCGTTGCTGATTTAACAACTTCATAAGTTTTATTAATTAGCTTAAAGGGATGTTTCGGCATCCCTTTTTTTTGTGCTAAAATCTGTCTATGGCAAAGACTACATTAATAGATCATAAAAAAGGTTTTAAGTCTGTATTCGCAACAGAAGATGATAAAGTTGTTTATCACACAAAGCAGGATATACAGCCAACTTTAGATTATGTAAAAAATCTATCTGAATATACACCTGGTAAAGATTTACGCCATGTGGCAGAAATACCTATGGTAGTATATCAAAGAGCAGTCCGAGAAGGATGGGCGCAAGATTCTGCGCAATGGAAGAAATGGCTAAACCATTCAGATAACAAACCATTTAGAACATGGAAAGGTAAAGTATGACATACGATGAATTAAAAACTAATATTGCAAATTTCTTAAACAGGTCAGATTTAACAGATCAGTTAGACTTTTTTATAGATGCAACAGAATCAGAATTTAACAGAAGATTAAGAAACAAAGACATGGTAAAGCGTGCAACTGCTACAGCAGATGGACAATACATGAGCTTACCAACAGATTGGTTAGAAGCTATTAATGTAGAAATAACATCAAACGACTTCAGGCCATTGTTTCAACAGTCTTTAGAATCACTAGATGTATACAGAAAAGCCAATAATAATATTACTGGTCAACCAATTTATTATGCAATTGTAGATAACTCATTAGAATTAGCACCTACCCCTGACGCAAGTTATACGCTACAATTAACATACTATGGCACTATAGATGCTTTAAGCAGTTCTAATACAACGAACTTTATATCCACAGGATATCCAGATGCTTATTTATATGGTGCTTTAAAACACGCTTCTATCTATCTAATGGAAGATGAAAGAGTGCCGTTATTTACAGCACAATTTGAAAAAGCATTAGAAGAGATGAGAATGGAACAAGAGAAGGCAGAATTTGGCAAAGGATCTCTAATGCAAAGAAGAAGAACTTATGGCAAGTCTGGTAAAAACATTTATTATTGGAATAATAATTAGGAGACAATATGGCTGGATTTAGTGATTACTTAGAAGATAAAGTATTAGAGCATGTTTTTGGTGGCAATTCTTATACAGCACCAGGAACACATTATGTTGCTTTATATACTTCTGCACCAACAGACACAGGTGGTGGTACTGAAGTATCAGGCGGAGGTTATGTAAGAAAAGCAGGATCATTTACTGTTTCTGGTACAAACCCAACAACAGCAACTAACTCAGCTGCGGTTGAATATCCAACAGCTACAGCAGACTATGGTACGGTCGTTGCAGTAGGTATATTTGATGCTTCATCAAGCGGCAATCTAATGGCTTATGCAAACTTAACAGCTTCTAAAACTGTAAGTTCAGGCGATGTATTTAGATTTGACGCTGGCGATTTAGATATAACATTAGCTTAATACCATGGCCTCAGTAGGCTATGGCTTATACACATACGGAAAGTCCAATTACGGAACTCCTGTATATCATTTTGGCGCAGCTACTATCGCTGCAACTTCCAATGTAATAGCGGTCGGAACTGTTGAAGTTCCAGTATTAGGTTCTGCAACCATAGCAGCAGTTTCTTCTGCAACAGCAACAGGTAGACAAATAGATCGCGGACAAGCGGTTATTAGTGCAGTATCTAGTGTTACAGCATCTGGTACACAGATTGATAGAGGTGCTGCAACCATAGCAGGAACATCTGGATTTACAGCTGTTGGTATACAAATAGACTTAGGATCTGCAACTATAACTGCAACTTCTAATGTAATAGCCACAGGTACACAAATAGACCGTGGTGTGGTCTTTGGACCAGCAGTATCAGATATGACGGCTACAGGTAGATTTACTGTAGTTGGTGAAGGAACATTTACAGAAACAAGCGGATTTGATGCACTAGGTGGCATTGTAATGAGAGGTGCATCTGTAATTGCACAAACAAGTGGATTTAATGCAGTTGGTGGTCTAAAATGGAATGATATAATTGTTCCTGGTGAGACTTGGACCGATCAGATAGTAGCAGATGAAACTTGGACTGACCAAGCAAACCCAGATACATCATGGACAACATTAGGCGAACAAGACGCAGCTTAAAGGATAAAATTTTATGGCAGATACATTTACAACGAATTTAAACTTAACTAAACCAGAGGTAGGAGCATCTACAGACACTTGGGGTACGAAGATAAATACCGACCTCGATACTGTTGACGGATTATTTAGTGCTACTGGTACTTCAGTAGCTATGAACTTAGACGGAGCAGTAATAGATAGCTCTGTCATTGGTGGTACTACAGCAGCCGCAGGATCATTCACAACTCTATCAGCAAGTACATCTATAACAGGAACACTAGCTACAGCAGCTCAACCTAATATTACTAGCGTTGGCACTCTTACAGGATTGACTGTAAATGGTAACGTCTCAGTAGATGGTGGAACAATCAAACTTGATGGTAATTATCCAACTGGTACAGATAATGTAGCTTTAGGTAATACAGCTTTAGATAGTCTTACAAGTGGTGTTCAAAATACTGCTATAGGTGCTTTTGCCTTGACAGCAAATACTGAAGGTACTGGTAATGTGGCTATCGGTAGAAGTTCTTTAGAAGCTAATACAACTGCTGACAATAATACAGCAATCGGTAAACACGCCTTATTAGCAAACACTACAGGTGCTGGAAACGTAGCGGTAGGGTCAGCTGCTTTAGACGCTAACACCGAAGGTGCTGGTAATGTTGCTTTAGGTATGAACGCACTTTCAGCTAATACAACCGCATCACAAAATACAGCATTAGGTAGAAATGCAATGTTGTCAAATACAACTGGTGCAGCAAATACAGCAGTTGGTCATCAAGCTCTCGATAGTAATACCACAGCATCAAATAACACCGCAATCGGTAAAGATGCTTTAGCAGCAAACACTACTGCGGATAACAATACAGCAGTCGGTAAAGATGCTTTGTTAGCAAACACTACAGGTACTCAACAAGTAGCAGTTGGTTCTTTAGCACTAGATGCTTGTACAACAGGAAGTTACAATACAGCAGTTGGTCATGAAGCAGCTTCGCAAATTACTACAGGACAGCAAAATACAGCAGTTGGTAATCGTGCTTTATTTACAACTAGCACAGGTAATTACAATACAGCACTTGGTTTAGCTTCTTTACAACACAATACAACTGCATCAAATAATACCGCAGTTGGTTATCTTAGTTTATATCAAAACACAACAGGTATAAATAATACAGCAGTTGGTGTAAGTGCTTTACAAGTAAACACTACAGGCGGATATAATGTTTCTGTTGGACTAAATTCACTTGATGCCAACACAACTGGTGGTTCAAATGTAGCAGTGGGTTGGAGTAGTTTAAGTGCTAATACAACAGCAGCTAATAACGTAGCAGTTGGTGATAATGCTATGGCAGCAAACACTACAGGT